GAGCGAAAGCTCATTTTCTCTAAAATGCGATGCATGAACAAAATGGTGAGTTCTTATACGAATGTTGGGTTGAAACATAGGGGATCAATGCAAAGGCTCGAGGAGCATTGTTTAAACACATGGATAGTCCACCTTAAACGTGTTATAAAAGGTTCTGGATCGGACTAAGCCAAAACCTGCTGTGAAATACAGCTGATAAAACAAATTAATAATCAAAAGGGACGAAAGAATAACCGTTGGGATTATAATCTGGAAAAAAGATTGGGCCGGAAAGAAGTTCCATATAATACGGAATGCCACAATCAGAGACGTAGATACGATAAACTGCGTGGTGAGCACGATCTTTATAAATGATGGTTTTATCATCCAGCTGATCAGGCTTTACAAAAATACTATGAAGCATAGAAAGGGGAAGTTTAAGACCTTGGTAGTTATCGATGATCATCTTAGAAATAAGATGCATATTCTTACTATTGATTTCGATTTCGGTTGATGCAGGTTGAAAGTGGTCATAAGCGGTAGGATCGAGAAATTTAGAAAACCTAATCGGAAGGGGGGTAGAAGACTTCGTTAGTTCGGGGTTGTTTTCTTTTACGTTTCTTTGATTTAAATGGGAGACCGCGGTACATAAATCGTGGTCCCAACTCCCGGGGGGTGTTGGTATTAGACGGTAAACTTCCGGCGCAGTCACACCCGAAGTACGATTTGAATTCCCCATAGCAATACAATCGATAACAAGAATAAGTACGATAACAACCTTCTGATGAATGGATTGTGGAATGAATTGTTGAGTAATAGCAGACGGAAGAACCAGAACAGTATGGACACTTAACCATTTGGATGAAATGATTAAGGCTGTTAATTAGAACCGAAACGACGATCCCCATAGCCTCCACGACTGGAATTGAAGGCAATGGATTCGACGCCTTCAATGCGGTCAATGAAACCGTTAAGAACATTGAATCCGCTCTTCAAACCAGATCTGGCAAGCGGTGCGGCGACCTTGGCGATTGTAGAGGTAATTGTTTTAGAAAGGAGTCCCCAATCATTGTAATCGGAAACAAAACTATGCGGGAGTTTGGAAGATAACTCACGATAGAGAACTAGAGCAGGTGCATCCTTAGTTAAGACGGCTTTCAAGGCTGGAGACCAAGGTGAAGTACCGGGAACATTAACACTAATCATAGAACGTGATTTAACGTGTAATGCAGCAGATTGAGAAAGTCCACGAACATGTTGAACGATCCAACCGAGGTTCATATCAAAACCATCTATCTTGGCAAAACCGGTGTTTGTGATAATACTATTCTCGGCGATCGTGCCCGCAGAAGCAGAAGATGAAACGCGCCAGATGGCACGAACGTCCTCGGCTTCATTCCAAATAATGGAGTCATTGCAGTGGCGTTGAATGGTGTATTCACCTTTCTTAGCTAGGTCCTGATGAGCATTGGCGTCTTGCATTGCAAGAATATTATCTTGGAACGGAGGAGAGACAGTATAACGAGCAGCAATAGGTGCAATACCGCCTGTGATTTGGAGGTTTTTGACAGAACTTTCAGTGGAAGTGGCGGCAGAGATGACCCTACCTTGATTAGCGAGACCGGGAGCATTGAGATGCATAGTAGCACCTTTACCGACAAAACGGAATTTACGAAACCAGGACCACGAATTTGATTGTGAACCCGGGACGATGGAAGATGTGAATGTTTGAAGCGCAGCAGGAACGCAAAATGTGATTTCAAAAGGAGGTCCGGTGTACGGAGTAAGCGTTAAACCGCCGGGCGCAAAGACACTCGTGGGTGAAAACCAATTTGGGTACCTCGCGAGAGTGTCTTGTTGAAGTGAAGTTAGGGCGTTAATACAGTCACGAAGCTGACTATCATTAGGACCAGAATCAAAGAAACGAACGACAATATAGTGGACGTGAAAATAAGGGGTACTGAAAACAACAATAGTGGCTAATTCACTTTCCATCAATGAAGTTGGTGTATCAAACATCCAGTCATCTCTGAATACGAGAGGTGTGCTATCAGACCCGCTAGAATCTGGAATGCCGAGAAGACTGGGTAACGGGTCTTCACCACAAGGGTTAAGCGCGAAACGAATAAAAGAAGCACCAGCAAGTGTGCGAGGTGTGTGCTCCATGGCTGACACGATGTTTTCAACATTCATGACAGGATTTCTGGGGGTCGGGACAAATTTGGCGATCTTCTCAATATTACGGACAGAATTTTGAATGCGAGGTTTATTTTTCCGGCCAGAGCGACCGTTCTTAATTTTGAGGGCCTTAAGTGCCTTTTCGGCATTTGCAAGAGCTTTCTTGGACATAGTAATTGTGGTAATTAAATAAGTAAGGCTCTACAGACCTTCGGTCTTAATCCTCGAATCGAAGACAGTAAGTTTTCCGATTGGGTAGCGACCACGAGAGAAATTGTGCATGAATGAAAGACATATATCAATATCCTGAACGTTAATACGGAAGTGTGCGGCGTTAACTTGGCACATCCTCTGTGCAGCTTCGACGTCGTTGCTGGTTTTAATAAGATCACGAACTGCAATGATATACTCTTGATATTTTTCTGGGGTGTAATTCCTCGTCAGTACTTTTGCGGCGATACGTGGGATATTAAGCGCAGCACCGTTAGCGTTGAGAATGAAACTAGTAAATTCAGCGGATTTAGAAACAGCCAGTTTAAGTTGATAGTTACAGCTGCCGCTCAAAAGTTTTAATCTGGAGTAATTTGGTTTGACGGTTTTCCCGACGAGTAGGGAATCATCACCCTTATAGAGGATATATTTTAGATCTCTTCTGTTGACACATGTGAGGAGAATGCCGATGTTAAACAACGAATTACCGATAAGTGTGTCGACACGACCGGAGTCTTTCTTGTTTTCGACAATCACACTTCCGAACTTGGCTTGAACATACCTTTTCTTCATCATTGAAAGGAAATTTTCACGCAAGATGTCTGGACAACCGATGGCTTTGAGGTTTTGCATAAGGAGGTGGTGTTCCAGATTATTTTGAGCAGAATCGAACTCTGTCCAGTCTCCTTCAAGGTATTCATAGTCGTCTTCAACGGCTATGCAATCGAGCAATTCCAGCATTTCAGTGTCGCTACGATTTGAGGCAAAGATCAAACCACCTTGAGCTCTAAGGCAGATGCGTTCTAATAGTCTGGTCCAGACGACCATCTTGAAATTCAACGATTTTTCCCAAGCGGCAATACCCTGCCCCGCTTTATCCGTAGTCAATGGGTCTTTTGCGCCAAACTTCTGCTGCGTTTTGGTGTTGAATGTGACGATCGTAGCACCTTGGTCTGTCCAGCAGTCGAGGTCTTTAAGATGTTTGATGTCATGACCACGGCTCTGAAATTTATCCAAAGCTTCAGCAAGGACTTCTGCTTTATCTGTTTCTGTGACTTGAAAGTCTATGTATTCAGAAAGAATCCCATGGATCATAACGGCTTCGGTAACAGCTGCTTCGTCTCGCATATTCTTTGTCTTCTTGGTGTACCTATCAAGCAAAGTCCTGATGGCCATACCGGTGCCTTTAGCATTGGTAATTTTAACACGTTGAGCGGCCGGGAATCTGTGAATTTGAGAGCTTTTCGAATCAAGTAGCGCATCGTTACCCAGTTCGTCGATCTTGATGACTGCTTTACCTCCGTGGTGGAATGGGAAGTTTGTGGATTCAACAGATTGATACTCTTGAATATCTGTGACACCTGGATAAATCGCAGCCAAAACATCATCCACGGCTGTTGGATTAATTTCAGCAGACACGTAGGCAACATTAACCTTGTTTAAATTGGTTGTGGAATAGTTTGGTTGTTGCGGTTTATCGAATTTAGGGAGGGGCACATTTGTTTCATCTAAAAGGACGTCGAATTCAACATGACCACCCATATGAACCCTCATGGCATTACCGAGTGCACCGGGAATCTCCTCTCTGACGAAAAGTAAATTTGTATGCCTGGTGAGACCTACAACGATGTGTGGGACAGAATTTTGCAAAAGCCATCTCTCACCGGGTGAATTGCCTACATGCAAAATAACAGATGAAAAGGTTCCACCTTGGGCTTCGTCGACGGTTATCGCACCTTGATTGGCATAGCTCGCTTTGGCGTCCTGAGTCAAAGTTAATACTTGAACATTATCTCTAGTAAATCCACCATGGACATAGGAAAGTGAAGGGCCTAAAGCACCTTCATCGCCAGTGCCTTTCTTCGATGTAGTGGATATACCGGGGTACAATGATGCGATCAATGGAAGTTGGCATATATCCGTAGGCATTCTAGACGATTGAAGCAAAAAATCGTGCTCAATGGACAAATAGACATCCTTCAACTGAGGTGAATCTAACCAAATAGATTCTCGATCTATGTGAGCAATCTGATTGGGATCCCCTATCAGTAAGACTGGTGCGAAATGGGTGTAGAAAGCGAGAAGAGGGAGAGGTAATCTAAAACATTCGTCGACAACTATCAGAGCGGGCATGACTCTACCACGATACAACAAATCCATTGCAACATGCATAGTTACTATGCGATTTGGAGGGGCAACGCGGGATTCGAGACCTGATTTTAAATTGGTCGATGGCACAACATACAAGAAATTGTCATCGGCGTTGATCATGGAGGGGATGTACTTAAGGAAAGCCTGGGCAGTCTTACAACCACCGGGTACACCAAAAACGCCTTGAAACTTGCTAGGTTCAAAAGGTACGACACCGAGACCAGATGCAGCTGTGAGTGCACCTTGAAGGACAGTTTGCATGCTCTTGAGTTCAGTTTTACTCAATCCGGTTTCTAGTTCACGAAGAAATTTATCATGGAGATCGGAGTGGTCTATCTTCAACTCGAGCGGAACGGCATCATGATGGCGGCAATTTTCCGAACTAGGTATAGGTCTTTCTTCCATAGGTGGCATGGGACCGTAAGGTGTTTCATCGTAATGAACGATTGGTTGGAAGTTCACTTCTTCCACATCACCTTCAACGCAAAATTCTTCTGATGTGATTTGCTCAATGTAGTGTTCAAAAGCTACATGTTGCATGGGATTATCACCGACACCAGATAGGAGTTTAGAAACTTCATATTTGGTGCCAAATAAATCGTGGAGAGTAGCTTGCACTTCCTTCATCACATCGTGGAGACCGGGGAAGAGTCGAGCAAACCAACTGCGTTTGCCTGCAAGTTTTTCTATTTGCTTCTTCACTTCGTCGATGGTGGCGTTGTTACGTAGCATGGTGAGACGAGCCATGAGATAAACTCCGATCACGACCTTATTGAAATCTTCACTTTCTATATCCCACTGATGGTCAATAACTTGATCACCGAGTGTAACCTTACGCAATTCTGCTCTAGCATAACTAAAAGCTGCACGAAGATCTGCTTGTTTTTCATCTCTGGCTAGCAAATAATGATACAGCCTCTGGACTTTCAATTTATCAGTGACGATGGTCTTCATCTTGTGTATTGGGTTAAAACCTACAGAAGCGAGATGCAGAAAATCGGGGACTCCTATAGCATTCATGAAAGCTGATGGGATGTAAGCTGTAATTTTGACTGGAAGGGAAGTGCGAGTGATGTGAATACAGAACTGTGAGCCGAAATTAACGACTCTTTCGATAAGAAGGTTGAAACCATAGGGGGTTTCAAGACCGTGACGGACGAGATAAGACATAAAGATATTGTAGTCGTGGTCGTAAGCCCAACTAGGATCGTTTGGGAAACCAACGAGAATGCGTTTAGTCTTGACTTTCTTGCCGTCGAAATAGATTTTATGCCTAACTTGAAGTGTCTTATCGACATGTTCATCCTTAAGTAAGGCAGCTGGTGTTAAATGCATATAAGCGATGATCTTACTCATGTTATGATTATGCATACCAGCAGCAAGTTCTTGAAGCGAAATATCATACAAAGAGTGATTCGCAATACCGAAAGGGGCCTGAAAATCACATTTACCGAATCCCTGAACACAGAATTTATCGGTTTTAATCCCACTTGCAAGGAGATTAGTTTGTGCAGCATAGGTTCTATCCCTACATCCTCTAACTTTCTGGGAAGCTGCAGCGGTGGTATAGCGGACTTGGTCGCGGCCGCTGAATAGACAGCAACCGTGAACTTTTGGCTGATTGGCGCCAATGGACATCATACCGGATGGATTGGGTCCGATTTCTACACAAGGCATGTGTCCTTTTGCATACTGATGAAGCATGCGTTCTGCATAACGTAGATGGATGGCGGCGAGTTGATGCGACGTTGGCTGTCTTCGACCAGGCGAAAACCGCATCGGAAAGTACAGTCTGTGTGCTGTTTCAATTGCTTCTTTAGAAGGTGCGAAATCTAATCGCACAGCGTCCTTAGTGAGTTGGTTGAAATAAGCAGCATCTGTAGCTTCGATAATATTCTTAATTTGTTTTGTAGAGACATCCATAATGGTCTTGGCGATTATAGCACGTGT